ATTCCAATGTGCATTGCTGTTCCAATTATTAAGGCATTGTCTGCATCAGTTGATGGTAAAGTTTCTATTTTGTCAATATAACGCATTTTGTATTTGAATTTGCAGCTTTCAAAGCAGTCAAGTTTTGAATGTGAGAATTGCAATTTATCACCCCTTTCACTATATTTTTGAATTGTTCAAATCCTTCAGGGTAAAGGATTATCCCAATTCCATTTGCTACATTGGTCAACTTAACATTGTATTCCTGAAGTTCTGTTGGTCTGCCATTAGATGACTTTAATTCAACTTCAAAGTAAATGCCATTTATGCAGCATATCAAATCAGGAATACCAGCCTTCTGATAACCACCTCCCCAAATCTTAATAAATTTGATGGGTTGCCCTTCTTTCTGCAATTGATGAAGCCATGATTTAACTTTGTTTTCAAACTTCTTTTCTGATGCCATATTTATAATATTTATACCTTTCTTCACATTCAAAATTTAGAACCTGCTTTCCGTTATAGTAAATATCAATATCAGATGAATAATATCCATTTTGGTCAGAATAACAAGGTATAAAGAACATTGGGGTTCCTTTACTTCCAAATCTGAAACCACTTCCTTCAACTGCTTCAAAAATAAGTTCTTCATCAAATTCTGTTTCCAGTGCTCGTTCTTCAATCTGCTCAAAATCAGCATAATTATCTTCACAACAATGTTGCACATGGTCAAAAGTAATCATTGAACCATTATCAAATTTAATATGTTCATAAGTAACTTCAACAATTTTCATTTTCGATAACCTCCTTTCTTACTTTACCGTCACCTTTACATAAGCTGATGTTTTAGAAGTCTTGGAACATTCAGCAGCAATTTCAGGATATTTCTTTTTAAGCTTTGCACTGTCAATGCTGGTTTTAGTGCTTTCAGCAACATAAGTGATGTTCAGAATGTCACTTTCAAACTTCTTGATGTTGCATTTTTCCATAGCTTCTTTCAGCTTTTCTTTCAGTTCCTTTTCCTGTTCTTCAAGCTTCTTTTTGACTGTTAAAATATCAGCAATCTTTTGAAGAACTGCCAATTGACCTTGTTGGAATACTTGCAGTCCAGTTTCTTCAGAAACTTCATCCATAATGGAATCACTACATTCTGAAGGGATTAATTCACAAACTTCTTTACAAGTTTCTTTTAAGTCACATTCAAAGCAGCAACCTTCAAACTTGTCCAATGGGCATGAATTTTTACATTTAATCATCTTGAATTTCCCCTTTCAAATATACTGTTCTATGCTGAAGCCCAAATTCCAGGGCATCATCATGACTTAAAAAGTAAATATCAATAATTTTGCCATCATACTTTTCAGCAACCCAACTTGCAGGTCTATCCTCAACAACATATTCACCTAAACCTTCAATGTATAAGATAGTTCCGAAGGGTAACCCTGGAGCTGCTACTGAATAACCTTCCTGAAGTTCAATCCCAGCAGCACCATAAACAATTCCATTTGGTCTATTCTTTGCCCATATCCCACAACAGATTTCACAAGGGCAATAAGCTGTGATGGTGTATTCCCCCAATTTTGTCATTACTGGCTCTTCAATTAGTAATTCTTCAACTGGTGCTTCTATTGGAATTGGGCTTATATTTGGTTCAGTTTCTTGAACTTTTGGTGTATAAAAAATAGCATCCATTTCCGTTGCTTCAGCAGTTTTATTTTTCATAATTAAAATTGTTACAACTGCTGTAATTATTGATGTGATTATTAAGCTGATAAGCCAGGTTGTAAAAAGTCTTTTATAATTTACTCTCATAGGCTTTGAATAACTCATCTGTATAATCCTTTCTCATTTTTAATGTTAATAAAATATCTTCTTCCACGCTGTCAATACACATCATGTAATAATAGAAGCATCTGTTGTTTTGACCTATCCTGTGAATCCGTTTTTTACTTTGTTCAAACAGTTCTGATGACTGTGGAAGTGTAAAATAAATTGCTTTATTTGCTTTTTGTAAATTTAAACCCATAGCACCAGCCTGATATTGAACAAAGGTTATTGAATTTTCATGTTCTTCATAAGCTGATAAATCTTTAATTGAACCATTTACAATAGAAACAGGCTTGTCCTGAACCAAGGCAGTCAATTCCGTTAATTCTTCATTGAAATTATAAAATATAATCAACCTATCTTCAGTTGAATCAACCAAATCCCTGAAAGCTTCCAGCTTGTATTTATTGTAGTGACCGCAAAGCATCCTTGCATATAATCTTTTAGTCAGGGCAGTATCACCAATCATTTCTTTACCTTTAATTGTGATGATTCTGCTTCTCATGAATTTCCTATATTCTTTAGTTGTCGGAACCATGATTTTATTTTCAATTTGTTCAGGAAGGTCAACGACTTCTTCTGACTTCATGAATATTGCCCCATGCTGTGCAAGCTTCATCTTTAACCTATCAACATTCTTATAACCAACTACTTCCTTTCTGAAGAAACCGCCATCTTCTTCAACCCATTCAGTTTCAATATAATGCTTCCAATAAAGGTCTTTGCTGATTTTCCAACCAAGTAAATGAACTTGTGACCATAGGTTTTCATATTTCCCTGCTGTGGGGGTTCCTGATAGTAAGATTACATTCTTGGGTTTCATCTTTAAGATGAATTTTGACCGCTTGGTTGTTTCATTTTGTATCTGTGATGATTCATCCAACATTAGTGTAAAATCTTCTAATGTCAATAATTCTGACCTTCTGAATACTAAATCATAGTTGATAATGCCGACTGTCATAGTTGCACCAGGGTAACCTACCCATGCTGTATCATGTGAAATGAAATCATCCAATTGCTTTTTATCGGTCAAGTTATAAATTTGAATTCTTGGATAGTGGTCTTTGAAGTGCTGTATCCAGTCATTTATTTTTGATTTCTGACAAATAATGATATTGGTATCTGTACCAAGCTGAACCATTTTTTCCGAACCAACAAATGTTTTGCCAAGACCCATGTCCAAGTAATACGCTACCCTATTAAAATCCCTGGTTTCATCAAGTGCCCTTTGTTGGTGTGGGAATAATTGAATCTTATTCATAGTTGTTTCCTCTTTCACCTAAATTAACGATATTATTTAAGTCAGTTAAGTCTTTTCCTTCATATTTTTCAAGAAATTCCAGTAATGCAGCCCTTCTAACCTTATAACTGCCAAGTTTTAAAGCTGGAAGAAAACCTTTCTTTATCAATTCATAAACATAATTGGTATTGGTTTTAATTAATTTTGCTACTTCTGAAACTGTATAAAGTATATCTTCCATGCTTTCACCCCTTTCTAAAGTTCAGGTTCTTGAACTTTTGGGGTAAAAAAGTAAACTGGAATTTCTTCCTTTTTGATTTTCAAAAGGTCAACTGCTCTGTCAATTTCCTTCTGACTAAACTGCATTTTGTTGTTCAGCTTTTTAGACAGGGAAACACGTGACATTTGCATTTCAGCAGCAAATGCAGACTGTGTTCCAAATACTTCTTTGATTTTTCCTTTCAACTTGGAATAATCAAAAGTCACATCAATCATTCTGTTCACCTTCCTTTCCTTCAACTTCATATTGTTTTGAAAACATTTATATGAGCAAAACCATTTGAGGTGGGCGCGGTATACCCAACGTCCAGGCGAAGTCGGGTATGTTATCATGAAGGGCTGACGGCAAGAGTCGCAGATATACTCGTAAAAATGTGCCATTATGCATCACCTGTTCTTTCATTTAAATATCTTAAATCGCATCTTCTTTTTTCTGTCAAATATGTATCTATAATGTTTTTTATATTTTCAGCTTCTTGCTCCGTGTTATACTTACCAAGCCATAATTTTTTACCGTCTAACCCTATACCAAACACGGTATTTCTGTTATAATCCATTATAGTTACGCCTACTATGCGTTTAGTTTGTCCAGCTTGATCGATTATCGTTATAACACTATCCGTATTTGTATTTGTGTTATAACGATAATTGAAATTGATACACTGCACAAGTATATCCAGAAAAGTACTAACACTTACATCCGCATTACACATAAGGTAATTGCACATGATGTTATTTTGCGCACTTTTAAGCGCCGCTTGTAATTCTTGCATACTAACTTGCCTGTTTACTCTTTTTTCGACATAATTTTTTATACGTTCTAACATTGCTTTCACCCCTTTCTAAAGTTCAGGTTCTTGAACTTTCGAGGTAAAAAAGTAAACTGGAATTTCTTCCTTTTTGATTTTTAGTAAATCTGAAGCTTTGTCTATTTCTTTTTGGCTAAATTCAATTTTATTATTCAATTTTGCAGAAAGTGATGTTGTTGACATTCCCATTGCTTCAGCAAAGGCACTTTGAGTATTAAAGATTTCACGAATTCTGCCCTTTAATTTACTGTAATCAAATTTCACTTCAGTCATTTCACATACCACCTTTCATTTATCTTTTAATTGAATTACCTTTTCATGATTTTCTATTTCTTCATTAACAATATTTAAAATCATACTTATTCCCTCAATCACCCCCAAAGCTTTATGTGCTTGTTCATTCTTATAATCATATAACAAGTCACGCTTTGTTTTAGATTCATTTAATTCATCAATCTTTTTTCTTACTTGTCCAAGTTGTTCATCATGAAGTTTATGAATAGATTCCTTTATATCATATAAAAGTGGAAGAACATTTCTGCAAATTTCCTTTGCTTCACTTAATACTTCAGGATTTTCAGAACGGATGAATTCATTAACATCAAAACCATGTTTATCACAATACAATTCAGCCTTATATAATGTATTAAAAACTCTTTTATTTACTAAAAA